TGAATATCAACTACAAGCCCTTAAATGTAAGCCTCGCGCATTAGACGACGATGAGCTAGCTGCCATTAAAGATCTTAAATCTATGGATTTAGTTATGACTCGACCTACTCCTGACGCTCAGAAAGAGCTTCTTGATCGTGTTCGTAAAGGTAGCGACGATAATGTAGACGAGTCTCTTGAAGATGAATTCAAAGTAGGATTTTAAAGTAGTATGATACTATTTACTGCAGATTGGCATATAAAATTGGGACAGAAGAATGTTCCAATTGAATGGGCAAAGAACAGATACGCTCTGTTCTTTGACCAAGTTTACCTACTAGAAGATAAAGTAGACCTGCATATTATAGGGGGAGACCTATTTGATAGGCTTCCCACAATGGAAGAGTTGGAGCTCTACTTCTCCTTTATTAGTGGGGTAAGTATTCCTACTATAATATATGATGGAAACCATGAAGCTACTAAAAAGCATAAAACTTTTTTCACAAACTTGAAAGAAGCCACTAGAAGTGTAAACCCTCTAGTGGAGGTTGTAGATTATAGTTATAGTAAGCAAGGTGTTAATATACTGCCTTATGTAGATTTACATAAGAAAAGCTGTGTAGATAAGTTTGATAAAAGTTTACCTTTGTTTACCCATGTAAGAGGTGAAATACCTCCCCATGTAAAACCAGAAGTAGACTTGTCAATGTTTGATGAGTTTCCTACAGTATTTGCAGGCGATCTACATTCTCATAGCAATACCCAAAGAAATATAGTGTACCCAGGAAGTCCAATGACTACTTCTTTTCATAGAAATAAAGTTGAGACTGGTTACTTACTGATTGACGTGGATTGGTCTTGGGAATGGAACAAGTTTGAATTACCACAACTACTTAGAAAAACTGTAACAAACCCTGCTGAAATGGTACCTACTATATTCGACCATACTATCTATGAGATAGAGGGAGATATGCAGGACTTAGCAAATGTAGAAGATTCCTCTCTACTAGATAAAAAAGTTATAAAACGAAGTACTGAAGCTAGTTTAGTTATGGATAAAGATATGACTAAGCAGGAAGAATTAGTAGAGTATCTAACTTATATTTTAGAAATACCAGAAGAAAAATTACCAACTATTTTAGGGACTTATAATGATTACGCTCAAAAAGCTCAACTGGGATAATTGCTTTAGTTATGGTGCAGGAAATGAGTTAGTTCTTAATGATAACACTGTAACTCAGATAATTGGTACTAACGGGATGGGCAAGTCTTCCATCCCGTTAATTATAGAGGAAGCGTTATATAACAAAAACTCTAAAGGTATCAAGAAAGCAGATATACCAAACAGATATGTAAACAATGGCTACAGTATTAGACTAGAGTTCTCCAAGGCATCTAGCGAATACTGTATTTCTATTGATAGAAAAAACGGCATAAAAGTAAAATTAGAAAAAGATGGCGAAGACATATCCAGCCATACAGCTACCAATACCTATAAGACTCTACAAGAGATTATAGGGGTAGACTTTAAGACTTTTTCTCAGTTAGTATATCAAAATACTAATGCAAGTTTGCAGTTTCTTACTGCTACAGACTCGAACAGGAAAAAGTTCTTAATCGACTTACTTCATCTAGAAGATTATATAGAATTGTTTGAGATTTTTAAAGAAGCATCTAAAGAGACTAGCAGTTTAATAACCGCAAGTAGATCCAAAATTGCAACTATTGATAAGTGGTTGAAAGATAATAAATTGGACGATACCAACATATGTCCAACAATAAATATTGAAATAAATACGGAAAATGACGAAAAGCAATTAAGTACTTTATTATTAGAAATTAAAAATATCTCTGAAAATAATAAAAAAATTGCAAATAACAACGGATTAATAGAGATACTAAAAGCCCTTGACCTGCAAAAAGCCGAAGCCGAAGCTCCAGGAGAGAAACTCTCTACTGCAGATAAAACTTCTGATCTATTTGCGGCTAGAGCCAGGAAAGATAACGCAATAAAAGTATTGAAAAAGATAGTTGGACTAGGCAATACTTGTCATGTATGTGAGCAAGATATAGATGAAAACTTCAAGCGTAATACTGCAGAAATAGAAGTAAAAATACGGGATGAAGCAAAAGAAGAGATAGAAGCATTAACAGAGGCTATTAAAGATATAGAATCGCACAATAAAAAAGTTGCTGCATTCAAGAGCTTAGAGCAAAGATGGTCAGATACATTTAGATCTATAGACAGAGGCCTTCCTACTAGACTTCAGAACGAAGAAGACCTGAGACAGCAAGCAGAAAAATTAAGTCTACAGATAAAGTTTAAACGAGATGAGATACGTCTTTTAACAGATCAGAACACTGAGATAACAAAAAGAAATACTAGAATACAGGTTATACAGGAGCAGACCCAGGAGTTTATATCTCAGTTGGGAGAGGCTACAAAAACATTAAACCAACATTCAGATCTTGACTCAAATTTAGAAATACTGAAAAAAGCCTTCAGCACTAATGGACTATTGGCATATAAAATAGAAAACTTAGTTGTAGAACTAGAGGAAGTTGCTAATACTTACTTAGCAGAGTTATCAGACGGAAGATTTACCTTAGGATTCAATGTTCAAAAAGATAAACTAAACGTAGATATAACAGACAACGGTAATACAGTAGATATACTAGCACTCTCTTCTGGAGAACTGGCTAGGGTTAATACAGCTACTCTAATTGCAATAAGAAAGTTAATGAGTAGTATTTCAAAGTCCAAAATAAATATATTATTTCTAGATGAGGTTATTAATGTTTTGGATGATACAGGTAGAGAAAAGATGGTAGAGCTCCTTATAAAGGAAGATGAACTGAACACTTATGTTGTATCACATGGTTGGACACACCCACTGTTGGATAAAATAGAAGTTGTCAAAGACGGAAACGTGAGTAAATTAGAATGGTAGATTCAAGAGCAAAAGGTGCCAGAGGCGAGTATCTAGTACGAGATATGCTAAGAGAAAGTACAGGATTAAAGTTTGAGAGAGTCCCTGCTTCAGGGGCTTTGGAATACTTAAAAGGTGATCTATATGTACCTAGAGAAGCTAATAAGTATTGTATAGAGATAAAAAATTATGCAGAGTCTCCCTTAACAGATAAGTTGTTTACACAAGAAAAGACAAACAATCTTATACGTTGGTGGAAAAAAGTAGTTCAACAGGCGAAAGGCGGAGATCAAGAGCCTATGTTGTTCTTCAAGTACAACAGATCTAAAGTATTTGTAGTAGTAGATGAGTTACCAAAGAATACTAAACATATTTATATCAATTGGTTGGGCTGCTACGTTATGTTGGCCGAAGAGTGGTTAGCACAAGAGGAGATACATTTTATCCATGAGACGACGATTACTAAGAAGTAACTTCTCTACACTTAATAGAAGGAAACAAATAATGGCTTTTAGTTTTTTAAAACAATTTGAAAAAGATGCGGGGTCAACACTAGTGTTAGATGCATTGAACCTTGCATTTAGATGGAAGCATCAAGGTAGAACAGATTTTGCACAAGAGTATATCGCAACGGTACAGTCTCTAGCTCAGTCTTACAACTGTGAGAAGATCATAATCACAGCAGACCAAGGCTCTTCTTCTTATAGAAAGAATTTAGACCCTGGCTACAAACAGAATCGAAAAGATAAATATGCAGAGCAAACCGAAGAAGAGGCACAGGCTTTTCGTGAATTCTTTGCGGAATATGAAAAAACCTTAGCTGCTTTGGAAAACCAATACCCTGTACTACGCTACGAAGGCGTAGAGGCAGATGATATTGCAGCTCACTTAGTAAAATTTAAAGGACATTATGGATTAGACAAAATTTGGTTGATCTCTAGTGACCGAGACTGGGATTTGCTTATTAGCGACACTGTTTCCCGCTTCTCGTATGTTACTAGAAAGGAAGTTACTAAAGCTAATTGGTCAGACCACTACGATGTATCTATGGAAGAGTATATATCTTTGAAGTGCCTAACGGGCGATAAAGGAGATAATGTTCCAGGCATTCCTGGTGTAGGCCCTAAGCGTGCTCAAGGTCTTATTGAGCAGTTTGGTGATGCAATGAGTGTGTATGATGCAGTTCCTTTAAGCGGCTCATATAAATATATACAGTCTGTAAACTTACACGCAGAACAGATTCTAAAAAATTACGAACTAATGGATTTAATTACATATTGCGATGATGCAATAGGCGTCGATAAC